GGGTTCGGTCCCTGCAAAATGTTGTTCCGTTTTTGCAGCAGTAACCCCTATTGCCTGTAGTTTACAAAGGCATCTTGCTGTCTCAGTCCTATGTCCTGAGCAAGCTGTTTCTATACCCCCGGGGTGTCTAGGATTATTCAGAAAAGTTTTGGTTTTGACCTTTTGTTTTTCTGGGCGTCCGAGTCGGCTGTCGTAAATCGAGCCTGTAGTCTCGACCCTTCGGGCTTCCATCCTGACGCAACGGTCCTTCGGCCCGTGTCTGTATTCCAACAGACAATGGACCAACGGAGACATCCGTTGGATCGATGTTTACTGAACGGCGAATCATGCCACACCTGACGCCGTCGGGTGGAACGTGGCGCACTCGACGAGCTTACAGGCGGACAGGATTCGCCGTGTCGATGCGTCGTTGTTCACTTCCTTACTCCAGAAATCTCCCTGCATGAACCGTTTCATCGTCTTTCGCGACGCTCACAGGGGGGTACAAGCAGTATTGTTTGAGAAGTTGTACCCCGACTGCACCGCCACTCAGACGATGAAGCACCCCAACGACGCTCCCGCTTTTGTCGTTTAAAATCCTTTTAGGATAACCAGAATAGAGAATTACAAGAATTTGGGTGCATTGCCCTTGCGCCACACCTTACCAAATATCGCGGAATAGATTTCGGGTCGGGGGAACACCCCGACTGTTAACCGAAATCACTCGGACTCAAGCATCTTCAAAATGTCGTAACGTAACCGCACTCGGTGTAGTGCCGACCAAAGAGGGTCGGCGCATTTTTATTGTTCCGAGATGACTTGGTAACGTAACGCCATTTTGAATCCCGCGTGGCGGTTCTTTCAGAATCCTTGAGTCCGAGTCCGCGATATGGACTCCTGTAAGTGTATCAAGAGATACGAAATGAAAACACTTAAAAGGAGGCCATCATGGCAAAACTATCTTACACTAACACCCAGATCACAGGTGAATTTGCTTTCGGACAAGAGGATCTTGATATCTGTATCGAGGCTATCATGAAGACTGGTCCACATAGTGAATACTCAGCAGAGCGTAAGTTGTTGAACCAACTGATCACAGGGCGACGGGTCATGATCCAAGAAAGCCTGAACCGTGTTGAGAATCGTTCAACGTACACGGATGACACGATCAGGTATCCAGAAGTGAAGGAGGCTTCTTGAAGTATATCAAAACATTTCCAATACCCAAGTCTTGGGATGAGTTGCGAACGTGGATCACTCGCCACAAGGAGAGTGACAGACCACGGTTACGCGAAGCGGCTGCTAGGGGTTTCAACCTAGCAGTCAAACAGTCAACAGAGGAGAAATCAAATGACTGACATTATCGAACGTTCACCAATGCACACTGAAGATCAACTGCTCAAGGTTGCAGATGTAATCATGGCTCTTATCGAACCACGCCTCAAGGAAAGGATGAAACAAATGATTGAGGAACACTCGGACGATATCGGCACCAGTGCGGATATCGACGAGCAGGTCACAGACTGGATGCGGCTCAACTTCGATATATCAGACTACTACGAGTTCGATATTTACGAACACGAATATGAGATCGGCAACATGGTTGACGGACGTATAGAAGAAAAGGAGGAGGATGACGGCAAGTTCAGAGAACGTGTCACCGATGTACTCAAAGACATCACCGTCGGTTTCGACATCAAGTAACTCAACCGAGGGGGCTTCGGCTCCCTCACCAACTCTCGGAGGATAACATGACAAAGACAGTTGAAATGGTAGCAGTAGAGACTGATCAACCATCTGATACGACGCTCGGTAACAAGCTGAGGTTCAAACTAGAGTACATGATAATGATGATACACTCAGGCAGAAACGAAACAGCAGGTAAACTATACGATCAACTGATAGAGGAGTTTGATAAATTAAAATGAGAAAAGAAACATATAAAATCGCAAAGGCTTTTTACAACAGACGACCCGCTTCGGCTGCTCGTACCAGAACCAACGGTGAAGTTGTTTGGCTACATGACAACTGTATCGCATGGCGCACACTCGATGGCGACATTGGCTTCAGCTTGAAAGGTTGGCCCACCGTCACCACACGAGATCGTATCAACGGTATCCTATCAGTCTTTGGATACGGACGATGGGGCGTGGCACAACGGAAAGGAGAACAGTATCTCGTGCAAGGTGCAGAAAAGATGACAACTATTGGCGATCATGAACACTTTTATATTAGCGACTTGAAAGGAATGGAGAATACAGAAGATCCATATCACACATTCCGTAATAGTGGTTATGCAAGATGGAGGACTACATAATGACGATAGGTGGTTATACAATGAAAGATCTTGGTTGGGCACTTGAAGTTCACGAGTACGAAGCAGGTTGGTCATTCGCCCTACAGGGAGATGATGCTCAACAGTTTCGTGACGAATGGAAACTCGCACAAGAACACGACATACCTTTTGGTACGTTCCTACGCGACCATGAATACAACACATTGTTTCAATAAGGAGAGGGGGCTTCGGCTCCCTACTTCACTACTATCATAATGTGCGTCCGCCATAGCGGATCGCATTCCGCGTAATGACGCGGTAAAAAAATTGTGTCGCAAGCGACCCAGTTTTATTGTAGCTCGGCTCCCTCGTTCCTCGGTCGCCTCGCCTGGGAAAAAGCGCCGCGTGGGGCCGCAGGGCTTGGCTCGAGCTTCAAGATACGCGCCGCGTGGGGCCGCAGGGCTTCGAACAATGACCCAAGATCCTTGAACCTATGACCCTCCGCTCCCTTGATCCCATGCTCCGCTAAACTCGGTCCTTGGTTGCCTTCAAACAAAAGTATGTCTCTTGTAGAGAGGCACTTAACTAAGTAAAAATTTGCGCCACCTCGTGCCCAATATGCCATATTCCAAGCGATTTGATGAGGCGAGAGATTTAACTTATTGCTTTTGGTTGCCTTCAGTTCGCACCAGAACGGAACACCATCAGCGACTATGTGAACGTCTGGGACACCGCCCCCATGCTTGTTTTCAATCCGCGTTGCGAACCACTTCTTCGGTAGGTTCTGACGTATCGAGTTCCAAAAGTTCGCCTCTGGTCCCTTGCTCATTGGTTATGTCCTTGTACTCGCCCTCGATCTGAAAAGCCTGTGGGTATTGTTTTTGTAATGCTGCCAAACGTGCTGTAATCTCGTCCCTCGATAGTTGGTCGATTGTATTTATCGTCTCCCTCCTATCGATGGTCAATCCGCCAAGGGCTGACCGTATCTTCTCCGCGTTGATTGCTGCTGAAAAATGCCCTGCTTCCTCGGCCCCCTTCGATAGCTCGTACAATCTTTCAAGCTGACCAATAGTTGTAACTCCGTACCGCCTTTCGCGTTCTTCTCTCAACTCCTCGATGTACTCAACAACGTGTGGATAGTCTCTTCCATTAAGCAGACGAGAAGCGTGTTCAACAGCCAGATCAGACTTAAACCCTGCCTTACGAGCGCACTCCGCGTTGCTGTAAATACCTTCAACAACGTATCTTGCAAAACTCATCTGTCTGTTTGTTAATTTACGGTCATGTTTGTCTTCGACCTCTGCCTTGATACTGGGCATACGTTTCTCTCCGTTGTTTTTTCCGACAATACACCGAATATTTTTGATTTGTCTATAAACAGAAAATGCCCCCTCCTTACCGAAAAAGTTTATTTTTTATTTTTATTGATGGCTTGATCGAGGCAAATAGGGCTCTTGAGTACGGTCAAGTGTACTCTGAGTACATCAGTGAGTACGGTGCAAAACTACCTTATCTTATTGTATACAAACACTTTTTCAGGATTGAGTACGTTGAGTACGGTCAAAACGTGTTTTTGAAAAAAAAAAAAACAAAGAGGGGGCAAATCCCTTTTTAAGAAAAAATTAAATTATTTTCGTTCTGCCTCTTGTAATGATGCTATCTGATATTATATGGTACTTTATAAGACAACATGAGGAGATTTAGAATGTCTTACAATTTATCAGAAGAAGCCTACGAAATCGCTGATGAGGCGTGGCAAGAAACCAAGGACCGAGATGCGGCAATCGAGTTTATTTATGAAACGTGTGACGGTCATGAGCTATCGATCTACTACGGCAAGGCGATAGATTTCTGTGCCAACAACGACACCACTTGTGGCGAGGAATATCTAGAGGAGCTTGGTGGTATCTCACAAGAGGTCAACGATACGTTTGGAGCTATTGCTTGTCGTATTGCATACGCTTGTTTGTTGTCTGCATCGATGGCTTGTCTTGATGGGATCATTGACGAGGATGAAGAAGAGGAGGAGTTAGAAGATGCTTGAAGGATGGTTTGAAACGGACAGCGGCATGGAGCCGTTTATAATCGAGGAGGCAACTTCTTTTGTCGAGGCGGTGAAAGAGATGGTTGCATATGACCCAGAGAACTTTGGCTTCACGGACATGGAGATCGAATGGAATGGCGAGGACGTAACCAAGTTGGCTTATGACACAGTAGAGGAGATACATAATCAAGATGGGTAAAAAGCTTATCATAAATTGTTGGGAAGAGGGATCGATGGTCTTGGACTGGGATCCCAAGGCATACAAGACCAAGGCAGGGGCGGCAAAGTCTTTGCACAAGGCGCTATGCAAGTGGTGCGAACAGATAGGAATGGACCCTAAAACTGAGTGTCATATTTGGACACCAGAAGAAACAGACAACAGAGGATACGGCAAGTACTGGTCTGTGAGTTTAGAGGGAGGGCCGTTTGAATGGGCCATTCGTGCCTCTGATGTTATCGACAATCCTAATTGGTATGTCGAACCGTATTATTCTTTTAATTTACATTTTGTCGAGTGAGGAGGGATCATGAGATTATATACAAACAACCAAGGTTCGTGGGTCGGGACGCAAGCAGATGCGAAGCGTGAGTTCGGGAAGGACTGGAGCGAGGTCGGAGTACCAACGAGCAAGGACGAGCTACTAGAGTTTTTAAACTTTAATTCAGTGGGTGGAGAGAAGGTTGAACCTATTGTGGCTGACACGCCACGCACTGCCCCTCGAGCACATGGACAGAGTTGTTCGGGAAACAGGGATGTTCGTGAGGCCGCAGCACTCAATCGATATGATGTGAGGGATGTAGTGTTGAACTGTCCGAAGGAATATTTAGGGGGCGCATTGAGCGCGATAACAACAAGAATTTATGACATGGAGGATGAACTAAATGCCTAATCATTGCTATCAACAAGTATCTATCAAGGGGCCGAGCAAACTGGTCCGACACCTGTACGCAGAACTAAAAGAGAATAGCCGTTTCTGTGATGTGGTTGTGCCTATGCCATTTGAGTTGTGGATCGCGCCGGACATAGAGGTCAACAAGTATGGTTTCGAGAGCACAAGTCCGCAGTGGTATGAATGGCGGTATGACAATTGGGACACCAAGTGGGATGTCTGTGATGTCGATGTGCATGGGGATCTCGAGACGGATGGGAAACACGCATACGACAACGATTGCACTGCATGGTTTAGTTTCAATTGTTGGACCGCATGGGGGCCACCGTTGAACGTGTGGAACAAGTTGGTTGATCTGGGCGTTGAGGTAAACGCTGACTACCAAGACGAGTGCGGCAACTTTGAGGGCGAGTATCGCAATGGTGACAACGAGAGTTGGGAGCCAGAGGACGAAGAGGAGGAGGAAGAGAATGCGTGAGGGACTTAGACGAGACATAAAGACAATGCTGTCTGCTTACTATGGCGATGTGGATTATTGGCTTCAGACGATGGAGGCCAACAACATCAACATGATTACCGCAGGGACACCGACTTTCGAATCGTATGAAGATGCGAGGGCATGGCGGACAAGGATCAAGTCAATACTGAGGGAGTTCGAAAATGACTGAGGTAAGTATAGATACGATTGCCTACGTGGAAGAAGAAGGTAAATGGGCACACGTTATCGCTACGTTTGAAGATGACAGACTGTTTGCTCTGTGTGTACCCATGATAAAGAAGTACATCGACAAATACTACAACGAGGATGCGCAACGTGCTGATCAATACATACTCACCGAAAGTTGTGGGTTAGGCATAACAATACCTGACGTGGAGGAGTTCGAGAATGACTAGCGTTGATCCGATGGAGATTATGTTGAGCGATATCTTTAACAAGGTATTCTACAACGAGGACCGAGAACCGAGCCGCAAGGTTTGCGAAGACTGCGACGGAGTTGGGTGGGTTGAGGCGGAGTACGCTCGACCACAAAACTTTGACAGGGACGTTGGATATCTGGATACTAAACGAGTGGATTGTGAGGAGTGCGGTGGCACTGGAGTTATGGAGGTTGAAGATGAAGACTAAAGTTTACGAATGCTTGAATACGTTCAACGAGCGTGAGTGGAACGTGTTGCATGTAGCGTTGGATCATATGATCGAACGCCTACGAGATTGCATCCGAGATGAGAGTGATGTCTGTGATGACGATGGCGAGTATTTATTAGAACAGTGTGAGAGACTTGTGTCTGCAAACAAACTGAGGAACAGATTAAATGACTGACGTTTATTTTCAAGAAGAGTTAGCCTTGGACCACGAGCCTAGTCTAAATCATTGGGCGCATCTTCTTGCTGAAGATGAGATGGAAAATGGCGGAACAAATTACGATTATGAATATGAACAGGCGTGGCATTATTTAGATGCTGAGTTCAATTACACTTATGAGTATCGAGAGGTGGCGTGATGAGTGACGAGAGGATACCCGAGGGGGCCAAGATTATTTCGAGGAAGGAACTGAGGAGGGCAATCAACTCTGTTTGTATTGTGTACAAGGATGGTGAGCACCAAGTTAAATGCCACCTGCCTGACTTGGACAAGATCGTAATCAAGAACAAAGACTTGGATATGTTGTACTTACTGACCGAGGCACTGTCGGATGCAGCAAACGAGGCCGAGCACCTAGAGACGAAGGGAGAACTTAAATTCTCGATTACAGACTTGAAGGGATCGAGCGATGGATAACAGGGTATGTATGCACTACGTCTTGGATCGGTTGGAAGATATCATCGAGACCTATGAGAACAAGGATGTAACGGACGCCATCAGACGGGTCGAAGAGTTCAAACGGGAATGTATCTACAACTTGGGCGTCAATCTACGCATCGATTACAAGGAGGTGCGTGATGAAAGCCTATGAAATAACGTGTGAGGGCATGGTCAGCAGGACCATTTATGTTGATGACGCTTCTAGTTTAGAGGACGCAATCAACTATGCTCGAAGAGAGTTTTCGCTCCTTGTGGGTGCGAGAGAAGAGGATGTCGAAATAGCTGACATCTATAGTGAACCAGTAAAATTAAAGGAGGTGAGTAATGAACCAGAAAGTTAGTCTAGTAAGTTTAGCGGTGGAGAAAGCGTGGTCAAATGCTGCCAATGCAACCGAAGCCAAGGACAGGTATCTCGAGATGTTGAAGACGGATGAAGCATTGCGGACGGAGGCAACGGCTCGATACCTAGAGAAGATCGCACGTTGGGATACAGTTGTACGTCCTAAATTAGATCGTGCCATGTTCAAGAGGCACGTTCTGAGCAAGGGTCAGACATCGACACCGAATGTATCGCGCAAGAATACGATGAAGATGTACGCGAAAGATTTGTTTGAGACACTCAGGTTGCCGGAGACAGGTGTTAAACTTGGGCAAGCAACGCGTCAGGACTTGGACAAGGCTATCTCGTTTGAGAAGTCTAGGGCGCAGCACCACACGCACCAACAGAGTTTTTGGTCTTCAATACAGAAGCGTCTTAAAAAAGACGATGCAATGGTCAAGGATGTTTGGACACCAGTAGAGATAGAGCAGACATACGAGGAGATATTGAACAAATGATTAGTTATGGGAGCCGTCATGACTGCGCAGTAATGCCTATGGAGGACCGCTCCCACCAGTTAGGGGAGGGTCATCAATGCGGCGCAGCAATGCCCCCTTTCGGGCACCCTTCCCGATCAGTTTATGGAGGCCAAAAATCCGCCACAGGAACGTCACCCCGACACCGCCTCCACCAGTTAGGGGAGGGTCAAGCTATCGGCGCAGCAATGCCATTAGAGATCTGCCCTTCCCGATCAGTTTATGGGAGCCAGTCGCGTTACGCAGCAATGCCCTGCAACCAATTGCTCCCACCAGTTAGGGGAGGGTCACGAAGCCGTCGCAGCAATGCCCCTGTGAACACACCCTCCTCGATTAGTTTTACGGAGGCCAAAAATCCTCCACAGGATCGTCACACCGACACCGCCTCCACCAATTTACGAGAGGTCAGCTTCGATTCGCAGAAATGCCATTTATCGAACGCCTCTCAAGGGAAGGGTCAATTAACCATCACAGGAATGTCATAAGGAGAACACCCTTCCACCAGTTTTGGGCCACTCTTCTAACTCCGAAAGGACAAGACGCCGCCGCCCAATTTCACCAGAGGCCAACATAAAAACGCAGCAATGCCAAAAGGAACCCGCCTCGCAACCAAGGAGATCCAATATGGATACAAGATATGAAGACCCGACTATCGCACAAATAAACTACTACTGGCGTGACCGCCAGAACATGGTACGAGCCGACACCAAACTGGTGTTGCAGATTAAAGCCATGTGCCGATCTTTACGAGACGGTGACAAGAAAGAAGGTGATAAGTTCTACAAAGAACTAAGCACTGGTCAGGCTACACTGATCGAATACTCACAGTTCAATGCGTTGTTCGAGGCACGTAAGCCAATACTGCAAGAGCGTAAGCGTCTTGAAAAACAACTAGCCAACTATGCCAAGATACTGCCTGTCTCAACTTTTGTAGACAAGGTAAAAGGTTTCGGGCATCTTGGTCTTGCAGCCACTGTTGGAGAGATAGGCGACTTCATGGCCTATGACAAAGAACTTGACGGAATATACAAACGTGCAGGACTTGCCGTTATTGAAGGTGAGCGTCAACGCAAACACTCCAACAAAGACATGGCTATACTGCATGGCTACAGTCCATCAAGACACGCTGTATTCTGGACAATCGGAGACAGTTTGTTGAAAGCCCAAGGAAAAGAAGAGAACGCAGGTCCATACAGACAAATCTATGACACTCGAAAGTTGATGGAACGTGAGAGAGTTGAGACGGACGGACACGCCCACAACAGGGCACTGCGGTACATGACTAAACGACTGATTAAAGATCTATACATAGAATGGAAAGGAGTATCTGATGATCAAGGAGTTCTGGAAACGATTAACTAGCAAGCAGCAAACTAATCAGAAGCTGTCACGCAAGGAGCAGATCCTTGCTGAGTTGGAGAGAGGTCAGGGAACCGCGAGGCAACTATCGGATCGCATGGGTTTGAAGCTCTCGATCATTCGACCACAACTATCGGCGCTGCACAACAAAGGATTAATTCGTGACACGAATGTAGATGCAGGGGCCGAGGGCGTATGGGAGGTGGTCAAATAGCTGCGAAGTTCTTAGGCGTGAGGCCGCAGGGCGAGAGGCGAGTAAGTCAACTTAACCTGCACTGCGGTCTATGTGGATGGATGTGGAGTCCGGCTCGATATCCAATGTCACTGGATCAATTAGAAGAAAGAAAAAATCAACCATGCGTTAAGTGCGGGAGTGCGGACGTAATGATATTTGAAGAGAGGATAGGATTGGATGATTAGAGAAACTAGAAAACTTACATTAAGGGAGCATATAACTCTTGTTTACGATGAGGACATACCGATGCACTTAGGTATTCAACTTGGAGACTATACAGAAAACTTTACTTTAGAGGAGGCTGAAAGAATTAAAAGTTTTGTAACCACGGCTTGTACTAAAATAAAAACTGAGGCGACAAAGCCAATCCCGAAACGATTAGAAAGTATTAAGTGATGTTTAAATTATTTTACACGTTATTGATTATTGAATACGTGGTCGAGGACCAAGACGTATCGACCTCTGTTATTTTTCCTAGTGAAGAGGCTTGTTATGATGCTTTTGGTGATGGAGTTCTCGACAATCTGTACGATGTGCTTGCCGACACATATGGCAAGGAGATCATGATGTACTGTAAGAAGACACCCTTCCCATCAAGCGAACCTACTAAACCACAGCCACGACCATGAAGAAGCCTAAACCAAGGATGAACAGATGGACCGAGGCACAAAAGGAATGGCTAGGGTACAAACGAAGGATGGCTACGCTTGACAAGAAAGACGTAAGCCTGTCCGAAGCTCCTTGGGAAGAGGAGCCAGAAGAGGAGGATGTAGACAATGGGGGATGAGTCACTAAGCCCTGCACATAAGTTTGAGTATAGATTTCTGAAGCAACAGGTAGATAACCTTGAGGCGGAACAATATCGATATGATGCTCGACCTAACGTGCAACAAGATTTGTTTCATGCTCGAAGGGATTTAAAAGAATTTGTTTCTAAACTTAGAATGAACGGAGTTAAGATATAAAAAATGGGGACCATTCTTTGGTCCCCTTAGTTTGCCGAGGCATCGAGTGGATAGGTATGGAGCAGAAACCCACCACAGGCAAGTACAGTCTATCGACTATTTCTTTTCGGTCAACTTTTTTCGAGGGTTTTCTTTTTTATATCCTCGAACCTCGTGGGGCCGCAGGGTTGACCATCCCCGGGCGAACGCCCTGGCAACATCCAGGTCAAGTCCAGTTAGCTCTGCTATTTCTTTTGCAGCAGTGGTTTCAGATGCGTACCCAACGCAACGCTCTTCGAGCAGCTTAGTTATTTTGGGGTCAAAGTTAGCCATTGTTTTACTTCCTCACCAAGAACCTTTGCACCTAGTTCGATCTTGGCTTGCAAGGATCTCACAATCTTCTCGTCGATAGTGCCATCCGTTATTAGATCAATGTATGTCACGTTACTCTTCTGTCCAATCCTGTGCGCTCGATCTTCAGACTGCATCCGAGTTTCGAGGTTAAAGTCATTAGCATAGTACACCACGAGATTTGCCTCGGTCAACGTCAGACCATAGCCTGCGGTTGCAGGGTTGCCGACAAAGAACCGAAGGTTCGAGGACGGATCTTGAAACCTATCGATGATCGATTGTCGAAGATCATCCGAGGTGTCACCATAGTAAGCAGCAGCGGATCCTTCTCCGAACTCTTTGTTCAGTGCGTCTGTGATTGTCTGGATGTCATGACGGAAGCGGCTCCAGATTAGAGCTTTGCCATCATGCTCCTCGAGAATATCCGTAAGCGCGTTGGGCCGCAGGGAAGGAAACGTTACCATCTCTCCGTCGTCTGTCTTCAGGTGGCCCGATAGGATTTGCTGCAAGCGCAAAAGCTGTGTGATTACAGCAGGGGCCGTGGTCATCTCTCCATCCTCGAGCATGACGAGTGCATACTTACGGATGGATTCGTACATAGCTTTCTGTTCTTTGGTCATCTCGACGTATCGAACAGAGTAAACTTTTTCTGGGAGATCGAGGCATTCTTTCTTGAGCACTCGATAGCTGAACCCGTCGATCTTTTTCGTAAGCTCTTCTATGTTTCGATAGCCTACGATCTGATTGAAAGACTTGGCTCCCATCTTTTGTTTGATCATGACTGCATATCGGTGTTGAAAAGCATAGAACGAATCGTAACCAAGGATGCCATGTTGTAGAAAGTCAGCCTGTGCATATATATCGAGCGGACTTTTTGTTATCGGAGATCCAGTAAGCAGCCGTTTGAACTTGAAGCCCTGAGATATTTTGCATAAGTTCTTTGTGCGTTTGGCTGTATGGTTCTTTATAGTGGTCGCTTCATCGATAGCAATCAGGCCATTGGCCCCAAACGCACGACCCAACCACTCTCCTGCCTGCTTGCCTTTCACTGTAGAGAAAGCCTCGACGTTCATGACAAAGATGGTAAGCCCATCGAACTTGTCTTTCACGGAGCGCATTTCCTCCTGTTGTTTCTTGTTGGGTCCACTGACCCACCGAATCACTCGATGTGGCACATCACCCGACATATGTTCGGGGATTTCTTTGGCTACCCAGTTTCGATACACACCTTTTGGTGCGATGATCAGAGCGAAGTTAATCAATCCGGCGGCGTAAAGCATACCCATGTTGTCGATCAACACTTTCGATTTGCCTGTGCCCATCTCCATAAAAAAACCAAACGACGGTCTCTGTCCCGCTAGGTCCAAAGCAGTATTTTGATGTTTATATGGTTTTGTTTTAAATTTATACTTGTAATTCATCTCACGCTCCTTATATAGTCTTATATGTGGACCATGGTGGTTCACATTTCAACCCTGAAGAGGAAAAAAACTTATGAGTGATTTATTTGAAGACTACTTCGATGATGGTGAGGCACTTGCCAAAGTCGATAGCGATACAGGAAAACAACTAAGTGATCTTGTTCGCTCACTTCGTAACGTCGAAAAGCAAATCGAGGACGCGGAGATTCATCTGAAAAGTTTGAAAGCCGAGAAGCACAAGCTATCAGTTGAGAACATCCCTGCTCTTATGGATGAGATGGGTATGGAACGGATTGACGTGGACGGGTTGACCGTCGAGCGTAAGATGATGGTCCATGCTTCTATTCCACAGGATCGCAAGGAAGAAGCTTTCGCATGGTTGCGTGATAAGGGATTGGACGACATCATAAAGAACGATGTCACTTGTTCGTTTGGCAAAGGCGAAGACAACATGGCAGGAGATGTAGTTGGCATGTTGAAAGAACGTGGGTTTGATCCAAAGACCAAGACCCATGTACATCCATCGACACTCAAGGCGTTCGTCAAAGAACGTGTCACGGATGGCAAACCAATCGACCTCGATATGTTCGGGGCATTTATCGCAAACGCAGCACAGATACGGAGGAAAGCATAATGGCTAACGCAGTTGCAAAAGCAAAAGGTGTGGAAGTAAGCACAAACGTAATGGATGATATCCTAGATTTCGCAGGGGAGGGCGCAGTATTTGACAGCAGTGAAATGCAGATACCGTTCTTGCGTATCGCACAGGCATTGTCGCCACAGCTTAACAAAAAGAAACCAGAGCATATCGAAGGTATTTCTTCTGGTGACATGTACAATACGGTGACGAACGAATACTTTGATGGCGAAGAGGGCGTTACTCTCGTCCCTTGTTATCAGACTACAAAGTATCTTGCGTTTATCCCTCGTGAACAGGGCGGTGGCTTTCAGGGTGAGATACCTGCTAACGATCCAATCCTTACACGAACGGAGAGACAAGGTTCAAAGGAGATCCTACCAACAGGCAACGAGTTGGTTAAGTCTGACCAACATTATTGTCTGCTGCTTAGTTCCGATGGTTCGTTCCAACCAGTTGTCGTGGACATGAAGTCTACACAACTCAAGGTCAGCCGTAGATGGAAGACACAGATTGCGATGCAGAAGATACCGCATCCAAAGACAGAGAAGCTTATTACTCCTCCTGTGTTTGCCACCTCTTGGAAGTTAACAACTACCGAAGAAAGCAATGACCAAGGTACATGGGCCAACTACCAAATTGCAAAGGTAGGTCTACTAGACAACAGAGATGTGTTGCTTGAAGCCAAAGCCTTCCGTGACAGTGTCGCGGCGGGTGAAGTCAAAGCGGTTAAAGATCCCGACCACGATCAAAGCGAGTCCCAATCCTCGATTGATCCAGAGAACGAAATACCGTTTTAGTAACACGAGGGTGGCGGTTTCTCCTATGATCGCCACCCTTTTTTGATTGGGAGTTTATGATGTCAGTAGCTAAAAGAATGATGTCCATTTTTGAGGGATCGAAGACTGGGTATCTTGTTACTAGGGTCAAGGGCAAAGGTCACAAGGGCAAGACTGAAGCAGAGTACAGAACTGTGCATGGTCAAGTTACAGAGAACATATTGCAGCAACATCTAGATGGAGACAGTGGTGTCGGTATTGTACCCATTGCTTCTGGGAATGTTTGTAAGTTCGGTGTCATCGACATCGATGTGTACGACCTAGACCACAAGACCTTGCAGGCCAACATACGGCGGTTGAAGTTACCGCTTGTTCATTGCCGATCTAAATCAGGCGGTGCACATTTGTATTTGTTTTTGGATGACTGGGAATCCTGTGCATTGGTTCGAGAATCTTTGACAGAGATGCGGTCAGCGTTGGGCTTCAGCGGATCAGGAGAGTTGTTTCCTGCGCAGGAGATAATAAACGACAAGGATGGAGAAGTGGGCAATGGGATTAACATCCCATACTTTAACTCGGAGATGCCTACTCGATATGCGTATAACGAACGCATGGAGGCTCTCGAGGTAGAAGAGTTTCTTAGTGTGGCGGAGAAGATCAAAGTTTCTATGGCTGCTGTTCAAGAGATTGATTTCAGTGGGTCTCGAGAATACTTTGAGGATGGCCCCATTTGTTTGCAGATCCTTGCATCGATGGGCAAGGTTACAGAGAACAGAAACATCGTGATGTTCAATGTGGGTGTGTACTGTAAGAACAAGTGGCCCGACGATTGGGAAGAGCACCACGAAGAATACAACAGGCTGCTCTGTGATCCACCGTTGGGATCGAAGGAGATCGTCGATCAACAAAAGTCTCTGAAGAAAAAGGAAGGGTACTTCTACCAGTGCAATCAAACTCCTCTGAGGGACTACTGCAACAAGGCCAAGTGCAAGATGCAGAAGTTTGGCATAGGTTCGAGCACTGAGGATCAAGCGCAGATCAGTGGTATTACTATCATGCTCTCCGAACCGCGACTTTATTTCATGAGCGTAGAAGGGAAGAGCCTGACGCTTTCGACGGATCAACTACAGAACCCAACGCTATGGCAAAAGGCATGTATGGAGCAATTAGATATGATGCCTCCAGTTCCAAAGCGTGGAGACTGGCAACAGTTAATCAACAGTATGTTGAATACAGCAACGAAACAGGAAGTGGCACCAGAGCTTACAAGGGCAGGGCAGTTTCAAAACCTGCTGCGTAAATTCTGCACAAGCCATATCAGAGCCGTGGCACCAGAAGAAGTTTTGTCTGGAAAACCATGGACGGACAAGGGGAAAACAATGTTTCGTATCGATGCATTGGAGAAGTTCTTACGCAACAATGATTTCACTCACTTCACAACTGGGCGAATACAAGAACACATTCAGCGTTTGAACGAGGGGCAGGAGTGTCATGGGAAACTTAACTACACCAAAGAAGATGGTAAGCGTAGCACCACAAGGGTGTGGTGGGTTCCTGTGTTTGAAAACTTAGACGTAGATATCGATATCAAAGGAGAAAAATATGATATCCCATTCTGATGCGGATAGTCCGCAGTTAATGAGGCTCAAGGACGTATGTTCGTTGTTGAGTATCTCAAAGGCCACTGTGTACAGGTGGGTCGATGAAGGAAAGTTTCCAGAGCCTGTGGTTCTGGGACAAGAAGAAGGAAAGCGTAGTGCTGTCCGTTGGTACATGACCGACGTGTTGAACTGGCTCGAGGCTCGTCCGAAGGGTGTGCAAAAAGATGATTCCTAACTCGGAGTTGATCTTTGGTCCCCCGGGAACAGGTAAGACCTACACTCTGATCAAGGAAGTCGAGGAAGCCCTTGCAAAGGGGATAGCACCTGACCGCATTGGTTATGTGTCCTTTACCAAAAAGGCTATCCATGAGGCCATAGAACGAGCCTGCTCACAGTTCGGACTAGACCAGAAGCAACTGCCATGGTTTCGCACTCTACACTCGTGGGGCTTCAACGGTATAGGAGCAAGTTCCGAGGACATGATGGCTGCTGAAGACTGGGGCGTTCTCGGTAGAGAGGTGGGCATGACATTCTCTGGAGCTACTCGCGTCAATCCTGACGACGGTGTTTTACTTCCTCCAGAACAAGAGTTCCAAAAGGGAGACGCTTACATTCGCATGATTGATCGAGCGAGGTATCGCATGGTCCCTGTCGAGACAGAGTTCAATGAGACAGAAGACTGGAGCAAGGACTTCAATATCCTGCGTCGGATCCAGAAGGAGTTTTCTTTGTACAAGTCGAAGATGAACAAGATCGACTTTGTAGATCAGATCGAGGTGTACATACAATCAGGCAACCCTCCACATCTGGATCTGTTGATTATCGACGAGGCACAAGACCTCACGCCGTTGCAATGGGAGATGGTCAGGACAATCGCACCGAATGCGGATCGTGTGATTATCGCAGGGGATGACGATCAGGCCATACACAGATGGACAGGCGTAGACATTCGATACTTCTTGGAATCCTCGAGCAATGTTCGGGTGCTATCCCAGAGCTTTCGTATGCCACAGAAAGTACACACGTTATCACAGGATATCGTCAAGCGTATCGGGCTTCGGAGAGACAAGTTGTTCCATCCTACAGAAGAAGAGGGCGAGGTAGGTTGGCATTATCACCCAGACGAACTGGACTTGGACCATGGTTCGTGGACCTTGATGGCTCGAACAAACAACTTGGTTCGACAATGGGGAGATCGTCTCCGAGAACAAGGCTACCTGTATTCTTTCAAGGGCAACAGCAGCGTGAACCAAAAGGCTGCACAGGCTATGGAAGTATGGAACAGGCTACAGGGTGGTGAGGGCGTTGAGATAGGTTTGGTTCGAGAACTGTACAAGCATGTCAAGAAACGTGGAGATGACAAGGTCGTAAAGCATGGGGCTGCAAAGCTCCTCGATGCTGCTGCACCTGATGCGTGTCTGACATGGGATAATCTAATGGATCAGTATGGCATGGTGGCAGAGAAGGGCAGAGATGCGTTCGATGTTGCAAGGTTCGGGGACGAAGAAAGATTGTATATAGAATCGTTGGTCCGCAGGGGCGAGGATGTTACTTCAAATCCTCGTATTAAGTTATCGACATTTCACAGCATGAAGGGTGGAGAAGATGATAACTGTGCGGTATATACTTCTGTGCCTCCAATCTGTGATCTTAGTAATACTAAGACTCCTGATGACGAGCACCGTTGCATGTATGTAGGGATAACAAGATCAAAACAAAGTCTACATATTATCGACCCACCGGGGAGACATAAGTATGAGTTCTAAGTGGGATTTTTATTGGGCAGTAAGAGACGATGGACTGTATGTCTGGGACAAGGGAGAGCTAGTAGCAAAGATCCACCCAGATCATTACACAGCACTAATCGCAGAACTAGCGGAGCATGTTAGATGGCAAGAAACAAAGCAGACAAAAAAACCATAGCGTTCTTGGAGCGCATGGAAATGGACAATCCAGAACCAGATTGGAGTTGTCCTGCGGAGTATCCAGACCTGACGCAATACAAAACTATTGCTGTAGATCTGGAGACAAGAGACCCGAACCTTATGACCATGGGTCCAGGGTGGCCTCGCAAGGATGGTTTTATCGTGGGGATTGCAGTCGCTGCGGGGGATCAGACTTGGTACTTCCCTATTCGCCACGAGCATGGGCAGAATATGGACCCGAAGTTTACTCTCAAGTGGCTCAAGAAACAGATGGCAACGCCACACATCGACAAGTTGTTTCACAACGCCACGTATGATGTCGGTTGGTTGTTGGCAGAGGGGATCGAGGTGCAAGGACGGATCATCGATACGATGGTGGCTGCGCCTCTCGTGGACGAGAACAGGTTTTCGTATAGCTTGAACAACTTGGGCAAGGATTATGTAGGAGAGCGCAAGAGTGAGAGGGTGCTACGTGCAGCAGCCAAAGACTGGGGCATCGATCCAAAGGGTGAGATGTGGCGGCTCCCTGCAAAATATGTAGGTGACTACGCAGAACAGGATGCTTCGTTAACATTACGATTGTGGGATCGTATGAGGAGCGAAATCAACGAACAAGATCTGCACCACATCTTCAATCTAGAGACTAGCTTGATACCCTTGATGGTCAAGATGCGCAGCAATGGGGTCCGTGTGGATCTGGACAAGGCGGATCGTGTAAAGAAAGAGCTAGGGATCAAGGTCCAAGAACTGAAGGACGAGATCAAACGTCGTACCAGTGTGGACCTAGAACCATGGGCCAGTGCGTCTGTGGCGAAAGTCTTTGAAGCTTTGGATCTAAGCTACCCAATGACAGATGCAGAGAAGCCTGTGCCATCCTTTACCAAACAGTATTTGAGTTCACACCCACATGAAGTTGCACAGATGATTGTGAAGTTGCGCGAGTTTGACAAAGCCAGTGGGACATTTGTGGACTCGATCCTACGACACGAGCACAAGGGACGTATCTATACAGAGTTTCACCAGTTGCGGAACGATGATGGCGGTACGGTTACAGGACGGTTTTCATCCTCGAACCCGAACCTACAGCAGATTCCTGCACGAGATCCAGACATCAAGACCATGATCCGTGGACTGTTTCTGCCAGAAGAAGGGACCAAGTGGGGATCGTTTGATTACTCGAGCCAAGAACCAAGGCTCTTGGTGCACTTCGCCTCGTCCATGCCTGATGCTATGCGACACCCGATTGTCGATACGATTGTCGAGGAGTATCACAAAGGAGACGTTGATCTACACCAGATGGTGGCTGACATTGCAGGAATCAATCGTAAGGAAGCCAAAGTGGTAAACCTTGGGATTATGTATGGAATGGGCAAAGGTAAACTAGCCGCGCAGCTAGGGATTTCTGAGAGCGAAGCCGCAATGCTGCTGACAACGCACGAGCAGAAGGTTCCGTTCGTTCGACAACTGGCAAAGGTTGCTAGTCAAAGAGCCGAGGAGTTTGGACAGATACGAACACTGCTCGGAAGGGTGTGTCGGTTTGATAAGTGGGAGCCAAAAGGTTTTGGTTACAACCAACCGTTGACGTTGGAAGAGGCCAACAAAAAGTATGGAGGTGTTAATCGATTGAAAAGAGCGTTTACTTACAAGGCGTTAAACAAACTGATCCAAGGTTCAGCAGCCGACCAGACCAAGAAAGCTATGCTCGATTGCTACAACGATGGATTAATTCCCTTGCTTACTGTTCACGATGAGTTATGCTTTTCAGTAGAGGGCGACGATCAAGCGCGACGCATCAAGGACATAATGGAAAACGGGTTGTCGGATGTCTTGAAAGTCCCCTCTAAGGTAGACGAAGAATACGCGGATGACTGGGGCGGTATCAAAGGATGAATTGTTGGCACTGTAATGCTTCTCTCATATGGGGAGGAGACCATGATATTGAAGACGATAACTACATGTCTGAAGAATATCTTATGGAGACAAATCTTTCCTGCCCAGACTGCGGATCTTTTGTTCTAGTTTATTATCCGAAACAAGAAGAAGATCTATACTCTTCCTAAAGACTTAGCCAAAGCTTGTGTTGCGGGATCCCCACCTAGAAGAGTGGGATCTACTTGTGTGTTGGAAGCTGTAATAGTCGGGGCCGTTGGCACTGTAGGAGGAGCTATAGGCACGGAGAGAGAACTCTCATCCAAAGTTGGAATAAGATCATCAAACGATGGGATGTTAGAGGGAATAAGATCATCAAACGATGGGATCTTAGAAGGAACCGTGGCCCGAGGTGCGTCACCTGGGGAATCAAGAGACAAAGGCTGACGCTTACGATCCCTTGACCGTTGATTAAAAGGAGAGAAGTCAGACATGTCTGTTATAAACGTGCGACCTTCTGCTTTTCTTGCAGCAATAAGATCTTTCCACAACTCTTTACTTGCGTCCGTGGGCCAGAACTCACCGTTCATTATAGCGTTAGCTTCTGCTTTACCTAACTTTGCGCCCTTTGTTAAATTTTGACGGATTATTGTGTCTTGTCTAGACTTACTCAATCCGGGCATTAACTTTCTGGCAGCTTCGATGTCTTGATACAGATTACTTTGTTCACGATACAGATTGTCTAGGTAAGTGTCCCAAGAGGTAAGCATATCCTCCATTGTGAGATTGCCTTTTTTCATATCCCTTTGAGCAGCACTCTTTGCTTCTGTACGACGGGGTGTATAAGCTTTTCCTGCAAAAGCGAAATCATTACGAATGTCCAAGGTCATAGGTGTAAAACCCGTGACTAATCGTGCACCTTCTTTAAAGGGTTTGTACTCTTCTCCTCGACCCCCAGGTGCACCTGTGATTGATCGAAGTACACGACCTTGGTTGAATGTTTCTCTAACAGCTTTACGCAAGTTTCCTGTTTTTGGTACGTCTAACGCAGAAAAAGGTCTGTCAACTTCACCAATTAATTGAGAGTATGCAGGTATGACACCGTTTAATAAATGGCCCGTAGCTTTATCGATTTTATCTCCAATAGAATCGGTGCTGTTATATACAGGCACACCATTTTCTGTTTTGCCACCACGACCAACAATCGATAGAAGTGGAGCATCTTTGGATGGAAGCACATCTCTCAGTCGTTCATAAATTAAAGATTCTTCACCAAATGGTTCCGCAAACATAGTCAATCCACGCAAGGCTCCTGAACCAATGCGTTCAACCTGACTTTTATCTAACTTACCCTCTCGTTTGTATATCTCCAAGGCTGCTCTCGCAGGATCAAGAACAAAAGCATAAGGACTTACATAGCTCAAATCAATGTAGTCCACCTTACCTTTTTGATCATTAGACAAGATTAGTAATTGATGTCCATCCATGTAACGAGGAAGTTGACTTTTTAGGGCATCGTATTGTTCTTGTGTTGTGCCAGTTGCATACATTGTAGCCTTTACAGCTTGACTAGGACCAATAGTTGCCACTGCTGTGTAAGACATCAATCGTTGTGCACCCTCACCTCTTATCTGCCTTTCAAATGCAGAGGCTGCTTCTTCCCCAATCTGCTGTCTAAGTTCTGGCGGGATTGTAAAAGACATTTCTTTCAGACCACGTCCCAAGATGTTTGCTGAATTACGAATGTTTTCTGAGGCAAAAGATGTAAAGTTACCGATCAAAGGAAAGACATCTAGTGCTCTTACTGCTTTACCAATACGAGGATATATTGGCATCGTGTCTTTTACTGCGTCTGCTGCCATAACCTCGTAAGGCAGTAGGTCTGAGGACGCATCTCCAAACTCCGTGACTGCACTTTTGTATCGTTTCGCAAGACCTGCGTCCATTAATGCTTGATATATACGCTCATCATCAGGCTCTAAACCTGCTGCTTTGAATGCGTTTAAGATCTTTTTCTCTTCTCCGAGAAGGGCAAGACCTTTAAAGAAGGTGTCTGATTCACCGTATACTTTCTCAAAAGTCTGCATAAAAGGAATCTTATCCGTCCACATATCAATAGTTTTAGCAACCTTCGCAGTGTTACTTGTGAGATCTTCTCCTGCTTTTCCAAAGTCTCTTAAAGCCCGAACAACTAAACTGGTGTCCTCAACACCAGACAAAGATATTTTCTTTGCTAAACGAGTGAGTCCTGCTTCGTCTAAGTCTGCAACACTAGCAGTAAGAACCTTAAACATGTCGCTGAAATCTGTTTGCCGACCCAGATTAGCATTGGCTCCAAGCATCAAAAAGTTACCTGCAATGTTCCTAACCTGTGCTCCGGGATTTGGTACGATTGTCATCTTTTGAGACAAAGAACGAAGTTGAGACAATACCCCTGCGGCCTCACCCAATACAGTGTTGCTTCCAAACTTCAAAGGGGCAGTAATAGCACCATATGTTTCTGGAGAAACCAATCTACCTGTGAGATCACCATAGGCACCACCAAACACATGTTGGATGTCTCGATTATCTCCAAGAGCTTTGTAGCCTTTCAGGTTTATTAGATCTGCACGATATTGTTCAAGTAACTCTTCCGCAGGTTCTTTCGGAGAGACGGTTACGTTTCCTGCGTCATCTACCACTTCTCCCCTTTTTATGCCTCGTTGTCTAACAATCTCTCTGAAAGGCTCCATGGCATTCTGGTATTGTTCATCCGTCATACGAAGTTTATCAGGTATATCTATGATTGCAGGGCGACCACCTTGGTTCAGTAGTTTCATCCCCTCGACTGCATCCACAGCAAGACCTTGATCAATCATCCCCCGATACATGTCTGCTGCTGCATTTGCTTGAGCCATGTCGGATATAGTTTTTTTGTATACCTCTTTTGGATCTGTCATTAGCCCTTTTAGTCTTTGGAGTTTGGGACTCTTATCAACCAAAGGTTCACGAGCTATAAACAGATCATCCATGGCAGTTAAAACAGGACGATCTCTTGCAACAAGACCTGTTTTACCCCCTTTAGCTTCTCTGGTGACTTGTTTTATTTTATCCTTCAACACAACTTCTGGGGAAACACCTGTTGTTGTGTACAAGCCTAATGTATCCAAAACTCTTTCTTTGGCTAGTGCACGAATGTTGTCATCAACACCCTGACCTGAAGGAACAATAATATTTGCGACTTCATCAACTGCTTCGTCAAATTCTTTGGAGGAAAGATCTAGCCCTTTGTAAAAGTTTATCGGATTGATGTATTGATTGAACTGACGACGTAAGTAACCAACCTGATTCTTTTGGTTTTGCAACATCTCTTCTAAGGCTTTAGCTGCTTTTTGTTTTGCAGGAGTATCAGGAGTAAGTAGTTTACCGTCAGCGTCAACACCAACTTCTGTTTGTAGTTGTCGGATTAAATCATCTTCAAGATTAGCACGAACATCGATCATAGCGTCCGCAGCCTTTATCATTTGTTCAGAGCCAATCGCTTCAAGCTGTTTGCGGTCTCCTAAAAGAAACTTGTTGAGTGCTGCTTCTACTCTCTGTGCGTCTACGGGAGTTTCATCTTTTAACTTTGAGGCTTTCAAAAACTTCTTGGTTGCTTTATCAAAGTCCTCTGCTGCTTTCACGCCCATGCGTTCTGACATGTCAGCTACGGCACGAGCATCTTGAACTGTTTCATACAGTTTAACATCTGCTCCACCAGACGCTGTAAAGTATTCTCTAAACAAATCTCTTGCACCTTTGGCCTTGTCGTTAACTGCGCCCATGCCAATAGCATCGAAACCTTTAGCCATACCTTCTGCAACTTTGCTAGGAGCCTTTATTACGGCCTGTGCTGCTTTCGCTCCTCGGTCAGTTCGACCAACGGCTCGTATTCCTGCCCCTCCAACAGTGAGAGCGGTATCAACTGCACCACTCAAAAACATATCTTCTACACCAGAACGAAGTTTATTACGAAACCTACGCGCTGCTTCTTGACGACCTGTTAGACCTGCGTCTTCTTCTGTCTCTAAAGCATCAGGAAGAATTTCAAAGTTGTCCGATAAGGTTGTTCGACCATCACTAGCAACGGCTGTGCTATAACCCAATGCTCCTACAGCAGTAGATCCGATCATCCCAGGACGAGAACCCACAAGAGTCTGACCAACCTTTGACGATCCAAAATCTATCGCTGATCTACCAAACTTTGTTCTACCCGCTTTGGATAATTTCTTACCTGCCTGCACCGCTTTTGCTGCTTGACCCGCTCGACCAAGCCACCCAACGACGGGTACGAACCCCACGCCAAAGGCTACAAGATCTTCGGTTACATCTCCTGCTGTGCCCATTTCTGGTTTAATGTATTCAAAAGCGTCAGTAACAGCAGACGCAGTGTTCGTGTTTAAAGCACCGTCTACAAAAATTGCACCAAGTTCCAAGATTCCTTGTGGAACAGATATGACGCCAGAATATATACCTTTGCCTATATCTTCTGCTACATCAGGCACGAGTCCTTGATCGCCAGAAAGATAAGATCCTTTTTCTTTTTTTTCTGGAGTCAAATCGTCAAAAGAAACTTCGTCAGACTTGGAATCACTTTTTGGAATCAAGTCATCGAACGAAATATCAACCATTATAACCCTCCCGGGTCGATCCCTGCTTGTTCTAAACGTTCTATAACTTTATCTCGTGGTGCACCTTGTTCAATCGCTTTTCTAGCTTTATCTAATGCTGTCATGGGAGCAGGATCCCCTGTAGGAGCATCAAAGCTACCGCTTCTCAAGAACTGTAGTATTTGAGTGCCTGTGTTGTCTCCGTATTGTTCATTAAAATTCTCAGCAACTTTAGACATATCTTCGGTCTCTGCTCTTTTTGCAAAGATTTTAACAAGTGTATCTAAGTTTGGTGGTAGCTTCGTTGTCTTAGCCCTAGCTGCAATATTAGCCTTTGCTAACTCTGCTTCTTGCTTCGCCCTACGTGTTTCTGTGTCACGAGAAACCATCAAGCTATCTGCTACTGCGGAGGATATACGTGCCCCTGCTGTCGGCCTGATTGCCTGCCCTGTGTTTGGATTGACATAGTTCCCTGCCAAGGCAGCACCTAGCTTCGCTCCTGCAATAGCTTTGTTTATCTCATCTATCTCAGCTTCTGCGGGAACACTCTCTATACCAAGGTTTGTGGCAGCAGCTATAAGATCTTTCTTTGTATCTCCTGTTTGATCTTTTTCAGGAAGTTCAGATTTAATGATTTTTTTAGAAACATCTTTTTGGTCTCCCTCTAAATCTTTTTTAGTGAGTTCTGCTGCCTCTACCGGGATTCCAAGTTCTGCTGCCCCTTTTGAAGTCAAAGCTTTTTGCCCTAACTTAAAAGCTTCATTAAACAAAAACGCCGGACCCATGGGTGTTGCTACGTTAAGAGGAAGATCTCTAGGAAGACCACCATCTCTAAGTTTTTTAACAGGAGGCTTTTGAGCCATGGGTTTAGCCATGGGCCGAGGTACTTGAGCCATAGGTTTAGCCATGGGCTGATTCATCTGTTGTATCCCTGCAATATTAGGGATGGGCTGTGATGGAGGGAGCATGGGTCGCTGATCTTGGGCCGCAGGCATTGGCAAAGACTGATTAGTTTTTGGAAGTACAACAGGACGTGGTAGTGCAGCAGCTTTCATAAGATCTTGAGAAGAGGCCATAATACCGCCTGCCATAGGTTGTTTGGGTGCCTGAGTCATAACTTGAGGTTGTGGCATTGTTGCAATACCGCCCATCTGTCGTAGTTTGTCTCGTGCTTCCGTGGCTTTCTTAAACAACCGCCTGTTATTAACGTTTTTGTTTTCCATGCTTACCTACCTGTTAAACATACTACCGAGGATCGATTGTCCTCCGCCATACTGTTGCTGATATGAACCAAGTCCCATGGCTGTACCAATGGTGCTTCCTAAAACATTCTGTCGTGGCGCAGATCCTATCGATAGAGATTGCTGTGTAGATGGAACTCCACGGAAGATATCTCCCATGTAACTAAATCGTTGGAACGGCTCATATGCGGTTTCGATAGCAGACTGACGTTGTACATCATACTCAGCTTGTCTTTGTTGCTGCTCAATGCCACCGACGTTCATCAGGTTCTGCACGTCTTGATAGCCAAGATTCTGGGCCAACTGACCAAGTCCTGCCTGTGCAGTTCCCAACCCTTGGAAAACTTGTGCTCCCGACTGACCGCGTTTCATCTGGTTCTCAAACGCAGATTGAGCTTGTTGTTGTGCACCAGTAAACGCTTGTGATCGCAACTGTGCCCCTGTTCTGGCCTTTCGGTCATCTGCTGCACGTTGTATTTCTTGTTCTGCTATTTCAGCACGAGATCCGCCAAAGGCTCCTGCGCCAACGGCTCTAGCTGCTTGTCTTGCTCTTTCTTGTGTAGCCTGTCTCTGTATATCCTGTTCAGTGGTATCTATAACCTGCTCTACAAATGGATCGTAGAAGTCTTTGTATCCACCAACCCTGCGCACTGTAGATGCTCCTGTCTCTGGATCAACGTCCATAATAGGTTCGCCATCATACCCATAAACAATTTGACCACGAGGATCGAACCTACCTAGAGAACCCTCGAGGGTTCCAACACCAGATTCGTAAGTTCCTTTTGCCTCTTCCATCAAAGGGGCATATGCGCCTATACCCTGTATACCAAGCTGTATTGCCTGCTGTTGTGCGGGAGTAAGAGGCATAACATCAGGTCGAGGAACGCCACCTTTGACTTCTTGTATTGGTTGACCACGAACATCAAGGATCAAGTTTCCTGATTGGTCCCTTCGATAGATAGGGTTTCCCTCTTCATCAAACTGAGGCTGTCCAAGGAGCGGGGACATAGATGCAATCCCTCGCGGGACTGATTTCATGACAGGATTACCCTCTGCATCTAAAACAGGGTTTCCTTCTTCGTCTAACTCAGGGACTTGCTCCGTGCGATAAACATTAGCAAGAAGGTCTTTTAGGTATCGCTCCTGATACTCAGGAAGAAGGGTTAACCCTTGTTGTTGGATTACGTCCATTACGCCATCCTCTCAAACCTGTTCATCATCTTATACATTTCCGCAGCCCCCTTCGCTCGATTGCCGCCTCCTGCACCTTTGACCGCATCCGCCGTCATAACAAACTCACCATCCGAGAGCCGTGCTTCTTGGACCCTACCACCGTTTTGATAGATCGCTGCGGGTATAGAATCGCTCTTGCCTGTTCCAGGACCAGAGATCATACCACCGACGTTCATGAATCTTGTGTCCGCAGCAGCAATCCCTTGATAGTCAGGGGCTCTTTCTCCTGTGTCTCGTTGTCTTTGTTGCAGTGGTGTCAACGGTATTGGTTTTGGCTCTCCTGCTTGGATCAATCCTGCTAGGATTAGGTTGTCCATCATGCCACCACCGAACAATCCCGATCCTACTGTTGCATTTGCAGTTGGAGCACCACCTGCGCCTGCTGTCACACCTGTTCCGATCTTAGAAATAGCGTCTCCAATTGGGGCAGTAGCTTTCATTAGGCCAGGAGCCACCTTACTCAACGCTGCTTGTTGTGCGGTTTGTTGTGCTGCATATTGACCTGCGAGACCCTCAAGCCCTAATGCACCCGCGCCTTTTGCTGCTAAACCAGAAACTCCTGGGAGAGAACCAATTCCGTATCCCATTATACCAGATTTCAATGCGTCCCCTATATCGCCACCAGATGCAAGAGTCCCGATCCCAGAACCAAGGGCCGCGCCCATTGGACCGCCAAACGCTAGTCCTACTAAACCTCCGATTGCAGATAATAAACTCATTATGCTTCTCCTGAAATAGCTTCTGGGGCCGTTACACTAATACTTGTGCTGCGTTTTTCTTTTCCTGTCCAAGGTTTCCCACAATCAGGGCAATTCCCATCGGGGTAACTCGCAATCTCTTCGGGTGTGTCAACTGCGTTTTCACAGTTTACACAATGCACTGTATCAGAACTTGTTGAAGGTTTCCACTTCGATCCGTCCCGCATTGTAATAATAGTATCACTCATGATGTTGTCACCGTTACTGTGCCCACTGTGCCTGTTCCTACGGAACCACGGACGTGTGGGGAGTTAATTAAAGTTATCTTAACAAAACCTGACTGTTGAAACAATGCCCCTGTTTCAAGGCCACTGTCGTCTGTTTGTAGGTTCGTTAAAACAAGTTCAGTATTACGTCCTTGTCCAGGGTTTTGTTGCTGCGTTAAATATACCGCAAAAGAACGAACCAACTCTGCAAAGTATTGTTGGCTGTATTCCCCCGGAGGAACAGCAAAAAAAGGAAGAGTTAGATTTCGGGACATCAGCGCCTCCCGTCAGGTCGTATGTCCACTCTGGGGGAACCTAGTCGCCATGTCACTCCGGCGGCGTCTGACTCAACTCTAAAAGCAAAGCTGCGCCCACGTAATCGTACATGTGCATCTTGTGTAAACTGCTCTACAGGAACTGTGGCAGTCTTTGTCACCGTAGAATTGGTTGTTTGTAGATAGTTGCCACCAGGGAAGTTCCTTGCTTTTAGCGTCATAGTGGCAGTAGGGTTGTCTGCGGTGGAATCTCTAAAGGTAAGATCTGGGATCAAACGACGGATAAACGCAAAGTTATCGCCATCTCCTATATCAATCTGACTAGATTCAATGTGCGCGGTAAGAGCACTTGCAGGCGTAGTCTCACCGTTATCAAATCCATTTTCGTGACGATACAGATAGTTACCTGGACCCGCAGCCAAAGGAAACTCTCTAATTCCTTGATCGAGCCACGCTGAACGGGTCAAGTTTCCATAGTACCAAAGTTTTTGAACATAGTTGTATACAACATACCGATCATTTTCATTACTGTTTGCAGAAGGATAGAACCACCAGATCTCTCCAAACAATGTATTCACACCCGCAGTGACTTTTTCTGCTTGTGCTTCATTAAAATCAGAAAACACATAATCCCGAACAGAGCACTGAATACGTTGCACTGTACCTGCATAAGCATAGAACTCACGTTTGCCCATCCAAAATACGGTGTCTTCCACAGCAACCGCAGCCATTGGACCCCTTATAGTAAGGTTTTCAGAGATAAGATTTGCACCAAAAGTAAACGGTGGGCCAAGAAACTGCATCGAATACAAGCTAACATCTGTAAATACTACGATCTCTTGCCGAGTTTCTACGGCTGTAATGATCTCTGATCCAGAACCGAGACGCAACTCTCCTGCTGTGTTGGTCGCTGTGGATGCCCAGTCGGTTAAAGATTCTTGATCCGAGAACCGAATAAGCAATGGATCCTGAGTACCAAGGCTATCTTCACCGTCACATCCAAACGCAAGAACGTGGCGGTCTCGATCAGATACAAGAACCTGTTTTGCAACAGTCGGAGTTTTATCTGCATTTGCTAATCCAGATAGTTCTACCGCTCGTGTGCCTACACCATTTGTTGCGTCCCAATAATAAATCCCACCGTCGCGTACATTTATTAAAAGATCTTCGCCAAAGTTATCGTGAGACCAAATACGCAAGGTATCAGTAAGAACCGTAATTGTAGCTGCTTCGCCCCAACCATTTCTTCCCCAAGTACCTGCGCCCCAACCATTACCAAGAACAGTGGTATTTAGCCCTACGTTGATTTGATACACGCCTACAACAGAGGAACCACCGTTACCTGTATCAGAAGAATTTGCAGTTACAGTCGTTGGAGTATAGACCCCATCCACTGTGATGTTTTCTAAAACAGCAACTTCTCTTGCAAGAATGATGTAGTTGTTGTCGTCTACAAGTCTATTTATCTGATACTCTTGATTCAAAACAGCGGCGGTAATGTTACCGCCCAGTGTCGCTGCACCAGAGAAAGTAACAAAGTCGTTTTCCACTGCGCCGTGAGCGGCATCTGTTACTTGTATTTCGTTTGAACCGTTTGTTGCAGTAAAAGTAACGTCTCCCGCAGCAGTTGTTACACGAATCGGAGTGATGTCGTTATACCCACCGCCCTGATTTATGTAATATTTAAACGCGGTTCCTACACCTAAAAACTCATCTAGATTCAAACTAACCCAAGGATGCAATGCACGGGCAGTGCCAAGAAACGAAATATCTGAATCTTTAATCCATCCGCCTATTTTTTCAGCATATCCAAATCGAAACCTGACTTTGTCCATATCAAACCAACCGCCCTCATTGGAGTATGAAGTAGTTTCTTTGTTGATCCCTGGTTTAAACTGAAGCTTGGTTAAGGGCATGTTTAACCTTTAATTTAATGTGTAACTACCAACACCACTGAATCCTACATCCGTGGATGGAAAGGCTCTTCCTGCCCCCCAAAGGATTCGAACAACACCTTGACCGCCGCCTCCTCCATAGTTGGCGGCACCACCGTTCCAGTAATTAGCTCCGGCACCGCCGCCAAAGGCACCGCCGCCTCCGCCAGAACCATAGCCGCTACCAGTGTATGTACCACCTAGACCACCAGCTACTGTGACGCCACTTGTAATAGTAAAGGCACCACCGTTATCAGCTTGACCGCTGTTAGTACGACCGCCATCACCACCATTTGACCCGCCGCCTCCGCCGCCTCGACCATCGGGAGAAGTAACATTTACACCTGCGGCACCATTACTACCTTGACCAAAAATACCAGTACCGCCGCCGCCTGCGGCACCTTGACCGCTACCATTATCAAACATGCCGCCGCCACCGCCTCCGGCAGATCCCGCTGTCGGGTTATTAACTGTAACTCCGTCAGACGACATGTACCCTGCGTCTCCTCCTGCGCCGCCATATCCTCCGGCTCCACCACCTGCGCCTGGTCTCGCAGCATCTAGAGAACGACTTACACCACCTGCTCCGCCGCCAGTGCCATTGTAACCGCCGCCGGAAGAGGTTCCAGATGACCCACCGCCGCCACCACCGCCGCCATAGACAACACCCGTGCCAACAAAACTAGAATTACCACCATCATTATTTGTGTTTCTAGCACCTCCCGCACCAACGGTTACAGCATAAGTATTACCTGGAGTAACAGAATAAGCGTTTAGGTAACCTAAACCGCCGCCTCCGCCGCCACGTTTCTTGTTTGATTGTGTGTTATTACCTCCGGCTCCACCACCACCAATACAAAGAACGCAAACTTCTGTTACTCCATCAGGACATGTCCATGTATGACCTCCTGTGTTTGTGTAGATGTGTTCTCCTGGCGCAGCGCTGCCGCCGCCAGGGTTAAATCCCCGAGCGGAGCCGCCACCAAATGTAGCAAGCATTGGGGCAAACAAACGTTGTTTAGGTACTAAAACACCATTCTTCTTCGTATAATCCATCTGTTTACCCCTTTAATTATGCGAACTGCGTCTGACTAGCTAGAACTGTGAAGGTTGCATCCGCTGTTTTAATGATCGTAAACGTATATACATCTAAGCTTGATGCGTTACCCGCGCTTGGCGCTGTTCCACCAGACCACTTAGGCGTGACCGTCGAACCATCGACTTGATAAGCATTCAGGTAATAAGCTGAACCACCTTGAGCCATTACAAGAGTACAAGTCATACTTTGACCTGTGTCCATGGTGTTGTTTAGCGTAGTAGAACTATCCCCACGGAAGTTAATTGTACGGTTTGCTGACTGGTTTGCCGTGTAGTTTTGAATTGCTTGTTCCGCCATGTTAAAGTTAATCGTGCCAGTTGTAGAAGTAGCTGCGGATACTTTTTCTTTAACTTCCTCAATGTCCAACGGACCATCAACAGTAACGCCGTCAGTGAGTGCAACGCCTGTTATGTCTACACCTGTTGCGCTTGTGGCAATTTTAGCAGAGTTATCGTGGTACAAAGTTACTGCGCCGTCAGGTATAGCAACAGCCATATCTTCACCAGTAGATTTTTGAATTTTAATAGCAGCGCCATTTGATTGTATCAATAAATCACCAGTACCACCCTCATAAATCTTACTATCTGATCCATCATGATAAATTTGTAGATCAGAATCCGCACCAAACCTAAGTATTTCACTATCAGGGAACTTAACATCGCCATTCGCATCAGCCGTAACTGTCTTAGATGCCTGAACAGTACCCAACGTCGTAACGTCGTTGTAGTTCAACTCAGCCGCTGTTGCCGTTACACCAAGGTTTGTCAACGCTGTCGCTGCACTTGCCAAATCAGATAAGTTGTTTGATGCTATTAGTGCGCCAAAGTTAGATGAAATATCTATCACAGCGGCACCAGATCCGGCACCATCACAGTAAATCATAGCTGTTTTGCCATTCAATACACTTACATTGGCACCAGAACCTTGTGAAAAGGTTGCAGTCTGACCAGAAGCATTTCTAACAACATACATTCTTTTCGCGTCATTAGGCGCAATCGTAATAGTATTTGTTCCAGAAGGAGAACCTCCCAGATTTAAAACATGAAACTGACCATCAGAAGCAGAACCATCTGAGGTTGTTAATGTGTGCGTCGTACCTGAAAGAGTAATATCTCCCACACCCACTGCTAAACGGTCAATAATATCAAAGTTAGTATTTGTGGACGTGCCCCATGTACCAGACTCGTCTCCTGTGGCGATCTTTTTAATACCGCCGTTTGTTGTATAAGTAGCCATATCGTTTCCTTTACGCTGCTATTTCTGTCCAAACGACGGTTGCGTCTGGATCGATCCTATCCCAAACTAACACAGAACCGACTTCTCCGCTAGTCCCTAGTCCAGTGACGCTTACACTCGCATCACCACTCACCGCAGGCACCGTAACTTGGCCTGTTGCGGAAAGCCCAGTCAAGTTTACTTTTGCAATACCCTTGGCTGTAACTGTTCCGACTTGTCCTACTGGAGCAATGCCTGTCACATTGACATTGGCATCACCCGTCATTGTTATAGAGCCTACAGAGGCTGTGACCCCAGGACCTGTAACATTCGCATCAACACCTGTTCCAGTCGTTATAGAAACAGTGCCAACATTTCCAGTAGCTGCAATACCTGTTGTTGGTACGTCAACACCACCAACATAACTAAGTTGACCAACTTGCCCTGTCGCAGCAAGGCTTTGACTTACGCCCCAACCTGCTTCGCCCCAACCTGCACGACCCCAACCATCAAACCTAACAATGGTTCCAGAACCAACACCTGGAGTAAGAGTGCCAACCTGACCTGTGGCTTCTAAACCTGTTGGCGGAACATCGGCTCCTGCTTCCGCTGTAACTGAACCAACACTTGCCGTAGCCGAAACACCCGTGACTGAATATTTCACAACTACGTTTACTGTGCCTACATTACTTGTAAGTTCTGGTGAAACAGAATTTCCCCATGAACCTGTACCCCAAGTGCCGCCACCCCAGTAACCTGCGACTGAAGCCGTTGCACCTTGACCTTCGACTACAGTAACTGAGCCAACTTGCCCTGTCGCAGATGGAACAGAGTTAGCTACTCCAAAACTGCCACTACTCCACGTTCCTCGGCCCCAACCTTCAAAGATTACTGTGACGTTGGTCATAAAATTGTCCTAGCTCTATTCTGGACGAGGTTCACCTCGATACCCTGCATTATAGGCGTCTAGTTGAGCTTCCGTAGTTATGTTAGTCCATGGAAGTAGATCATATGGACCTATAGGGTTACCATTAGCCGCGTCATATACCCCTTGATCGTAGGGATCTGTAGGAAGTGTTTCATCTGATTCCGACATGTGAACCTCTTTATTTAGGCGATACGAATAATTGCGTTGGAGGCGTCCGCAGCGGGAAATACGATTTGAAAGTCGCCAGATGTTGAGGTTTTGTTAGAACCAAAATCTAAGACAACAACCGTATCTGTTGTTCCAGAACCACCTGCTGTTTGCGTGTTATAAATTAATGCACCACGAGCAGTAATTGTTGCCGATGTAAACGTAATGTCATCAAAGTCTGTAAACGCTGTGGTTCCAGAGGTTGATGGAGTCACGTTTGTTAATACACCGCCTCCCGCAGAATACGAACCAGACGCCGAAACTTCGTTAGAAGTCGTATACGCCGTTGTCGCCGCAGTAAATGTAGCACTGTTGTCGTACAACGCGATCTTAAATTGATCGTTTCCGTTTGTAAAATCGTGACTTCCTGTAAGCAATTCCTGCTTAAAAGACGTACACATGAAGTTTCCGCTGAAAGCCATTTTAAAGTCTCCTTATAAGTTCAGCCAGTTGAGGATGTCCCGCATCTTTTAGTGCATTATACACAGTTGTGCGGTCACTGTGAATAGCCTGTCTCATGTAAAATGCAACGAGCTTTTCGATGTGCTTTGAGTAAGCACGAGCTTGGTCCCTAATACCTGGATGAGTATTATCGGAGACCGATACTAATTTTTCTACACAACGCTCTGCAAGTTCATCAGGAGTAAAACCTCGATTCTCTGTTGTGTTTACCTCTACCACTGATTCATGTTGTGGTACACTTACATCTATTTTAAACATCATGTTTTCTCCCTAAGAACTTTACCACGTCTATATTCATCAGTGGTTTCTTTTGCTTCACCCAATTGTTTTAGGCCAAGTAAAGATTCTTGAAATCGTTTATTATACATTGTCATAACGTCCTGTTCACCCTTCATATAGATGTACGACTCTACTAACGCCCCATAAAGAAGAGTCATTTCGGCGTTTTCACTCAACCATGTTATTCCGCTATCGGACAACTCTGTCAAACTTTGAGGTCTATAATAATAATGAAGTTCAGAAGCGTAGGCACTGTTAGGCGTAGGCGCAACTATGAAATTATCTACATCAAATATAGCATAGTATTGAGGTTCTCCTGTCGTGGTTTCATCAGGAGTATACATCTGCAAAAAACTTACATCTTTAAACTCCATGAACTCTTTGTCTCCATTAGTTTTAATAAAGGCCATAGAAAACGGAGCAAGAAAGTCGGAAGGACATGGTAAATACTTTTTACCAGAAATAAAATTTGTGGTCGCATTTTTACGAAATAAACTTAATTGCACATTTTTTAAAATACGTTCCTCTGCTATCCGTATAAACAATGGAATATTCGTCACAAAAGACGTTTCGTCATTTTCTGTATAGTCTTGTATAGCTGTTTTTAATTGTCCGTATGTAAAGCTCATTTCGTCACACTATTGTTATGTTTCCTACCATAGCACTATGATTGGTGCATTGATACACTAGAGATGTGTCACTAGGTTCATGTGGCACAATAAACTGTGTCAATCCTGTTGTTGAGTTATAATTTTCTGTCACACCTGTCGTAAAAGCAGAGCCGCCATTAGATGTTCTAATCTGCAAAGGATGACTTCCTACGTTTGCTGTGTTGTCTATAAGATAAGTATGACCTTTATAGAAAGTAAAGTTTGGGTTGTTTCCAGAAGTAGCGCCAGGGCCAGTAAAAGTGTACGCCGAAGAACCATTTGTTCCCGCTGTATACTTTGTTACAGGGCCAGTTGTTTCATCATTAAGTCGAATCCACACTCCTCCGTGCGCAAAATACAAACCCCCAGTTGCATGAACGTGGGCTACCGCACCATGATATGTAGAAGCACTTGGAAGATCACTTAAAGCTGCGTAGTAAAAAACAATTTTGTTTGCACCAGAACTAACGTCCAGTAGTCCATTTGAGTCTATGATATCTGTTAAGGTTGTACCATTACCTAAAGCTGCATAAACTTCATTAAAGTTGTCGTTAATCTTATCGGCACCTACACGAAGAGTATCACCAGTTCCGTCATTTGCAGAAGAACCTATACCTACTGTTTGTTTTGCCATGTCTTATCCCTCATCGAATGTATCTGTTGTTGAGTCTAAAGTAATAGACGTGCTATCAAATCTCGGTGCTTGTGTAGTTGGTGTAGAAATAACTATAGAAACTGTTCCAACTCCACTTTCTGCA